ATTAGGCTCTATTGGCATAGAGTATATGTCTTTAACCCTAGAAACTAGGTTGTCATAACTGGGAACCAAACCAAGAGCAGAACCACCATAGATATCAAATAATGTTTCATGAATAGCATACAATTGTCTATCTTCTTCGTTAACACCTTTAATCGATTTCTTGATCGAAGCAAGTTCGTATAAAGGAAGTGCATAAAATATATGGTCCCACTTAGTTCCATAGATTTTAGAATCAATTGCCCCTTTTGGAACAAAGTATTCTGCAACAGATGTCTTTCCACTGCCAGCTTTACCAGCAAGACCAACAATTATCGGCATTTCTTTTCTGTATGTCTTTTGCATATTGTTTATATTACCACTTATCTGTCTAGATTTCTTGTTCTTCTAATATCTAATTGATCTAGGAATTCATTAGCTAAAGCATCTGCTTCCCAAACAAAGCCTCTTTCAACCTGAACAACTCTGAAATTATATTCAGATCCTATATCCTCAATGGTCATCAATAATGGCATAAGAGAACTGTTCTTGCATTTCCATTTTCCATTAATTTGATTTGCAACAACCGCAGAATCAGTATAAATAATTGGATCAACAAGATCAGACATAGAACATATTAATAAAGCTGCTATAACAGCTTCATACTCAGCTTCGTTATTTGTTCTTGGACCTAAGCCTCTAGCAAACTGAGCTACTTTTCTTCTATTTTTATAGACTACAGCTGCACAAGATGCTTCACCAAACTTTTTTTGACCTTGACCCCTAGAAGCCCCATCACAAAATACTTCAACATTCATCTTTGATTCTCATTAGATTTGAGTATATGTCAAGCACTAGGTCTAAAAGTTCCGAAGTAGGAATAAAATTCCTGTTTGAATCAGAACAGAATGAAATAAGAACTTCTATATCATATTTCATTTTTACAAATTGATCTTCAGTTAACTTGTACATCTTTTGGTATTCCTAATTGATCTGCTCTGTCACACATTCTTTTGTATATTGAATCTGAAGGAACCACGTAGGTAGATTGTAGCAAGTATCTATCTGAATTAACCTGAACTTGTGTTGGAAAATCCAGAGTAGATCTTTTTTGAGAATAAAATTCTTTATTAGAAGAAACTGATTTGTAATGACCCACGTACATATATTGCCCTAAAAGGTGCTGAAATCTTTTTCAGAGAAAAAGCCCTTATCCTCTCTTGAAGTTGCGACCTGCATAGTTTGGACTTTGTCCATTAGTTTTCTTGCTGACTCAGAAGATATTCTTGCAGCTGCTTCCATGGATTCTGCCAATTGGACTACTGCCTCTACAGCGGTCAAAGCCATGTATTCTTTTTCTGCTGCTGCAATAGCGCTTGCTTCTCTTTCGGCCTCATTTTTACCAACCCTACTGGCTTTATAAACCTTTTTATATTTACCCTCAAGCAGTTTATACTGAGCCCTAGCTATTCCGGCAAACCTAGCTGCCCTACCATATACGTTAGATGCTCGAGCTACCAGTGAAGCCAAGTCGTTGATAGTTAGATCAACATAATTGGCATCTGGTATTTCAATATAGTATTTATCAAGATCTTTTGAGTTAGCAAAAGCTTTTACTATTTCTTGAAGCTGAGGATTAAGAAAATTATACAGCGTTGTTAATATATCTTCTTGATTATTCAATTCTTGTTCTTTCTAAGTTTGTAATAATTAGATATTCTTCCATGCCATCAAGATAAAGAATATTTTGTATTTTATCTTTGATCTTTGACAGATGTTCTCTTACGGTATTTGGATGCTCTGTTATTTTAGCAGCTATCTCAGAAGATTTCTTGTTGTCGATATATTTCCATTTTAAAAGTTGCCTTTCTTGAACAGAGAGATAACAAAATGGTGGCTGTGTATTATCACCAAGAATCCAGAACTCATCTACATTATCAGAGAATATTAGATCTTGTATTGCATACTCTATCTGATCAATATTTATTCCCTGCATCTGGTTTCCTGAATCATCTTCCGAAGAATCGTTATCATTATATAGCGGAAAGCTCTTTCTGCCAAGCTGATCAATTAAGAAAGTGTCAACATTCTTCTTTAATAGATAAAAGAAATAACTATATAAGAAGGCGCTGAATGGTATCGGTCCTTTATCAGAATCTTTCCTTTCATACCTAGTAATACATTGAAAGAAAGTCATATTGACCGTCTGCCTAACATCTTCTTCAGTACAATATCTTTTTGTCATATAGTTAATACCGTCGCATGCATTCGTTGACGTGCTTATAACCAGCAGTATTCAACTTATTCTTCATGAGATTGAATCTTATAAAGTTATCTTTTATAAACAAAGACATGAATCTTCTAATATCATAGTCGTTGAAATTGTATTTTGAATAATACAACATGCTTACATATTTAGTTAAAAAGTTGTTAAAGACTTTTAAGAGTTCTTCTTGAGCTTTTGACGAACCTTTCTTAGCTTTATCTATTAGGTCCTGCATTTCGTTTTCTTCTAGGTTATAATATTGCTCTTTATAGTTTGCCATATAAAATTATTTGCCTTCCCAGTAAGGAATTTTTTCTGAGTATGAATTCCTTATGTCTTCGTAATAAACAACATTTGGTATCTCCAAATCATTTGCAAATCTTTTTGCTTCCGAAGAATATTTGCTACAAACAAAAGTAAGCTTTGCAAATTCTTCTGGATAATATCTTTTAAACCTTTTAAGTTTTATCTTGCTTTTATCGTCAAGATAACCTTTTACTTCTAACCATTCACCAGTTTTTGAGATATAAAAGTCTGGAGTATATCCTTTTGTTCCACGTTTGATTGGAAATGTAAATATCTTTGGCTCAAATTCAAAAACAATTTTATAAGCATTGAAGATTCTGGCAACGTTTGCCTCCCAGTTTGACCTGAGATTCATTGCAAGATCTTCTCTATACCCACTTTTTGTATGCTTGTAGACATTTCCCCTTTGGCTTCTATTTTCCTCTTTTAAAACTTCTTTATCAATCGCTTTTGATAAAATAGATTTAAAATTAGGATGAGATTTCATTTTTGACCTGGAAAAAAAATATTGCTCAGGAGTGGAAATGTGAATTTTCATAGTGCTATCCTTATCGCGTCAAACGTAATAACATTATACTTTATAAAAAAAGTAAAAACAAAAAATACCAACAAAAAATTGCCACCAAGGCAGAAAGATGATAGGGTTACTACTATGAACACACTTACAACAATTACAAACAGCATCAAGCAGACAATCAACGAGACGGTCATTGACGATCTAACCAATATTGGTTTTGATCACAATGAGGCTGTCAAGATGGTAGTCGAGTCGGACTTCGACCTTATCGTCTCGGCAGAGACTGATCCGGTTGCTCAGTTCTAGTTTATACTTAATAAACATTAAAACCCCCTGGTAAATCCAGGGGGTTTTTTTATATATCTTTTTTTATTTTCTTTAATCTAATGGCACCAACACCGACATGCTCCAGATTCTGCGTGATCACAGAAAGAACATATCCTTTCATTTGGCGTTGGTGTAAAGTTATTGTCTTGAACAATTCTTTCTATTCTTTTTACTAAAGTTTGTTTGATAAAATCCAAATCTTCACTTGAATATGTGTGCGACTTTAATCTATTGCTTCTCAAGTAATGCAAAGATGCGGTTATATTCTTTCCAGGAAACATAACGGAAGCTGCTAAAGCGTATATACCTAGCTGAAGATTGGTTGGTACGTCTTTAAAAGCAACTTCTCTTTTACCTGTTTTATAGTCAACTATATGTACACTATCTCCATCGACATCTATTCTGTCGATGAATCCTATTATTGAATAGTTACCTACAACAAAATTAAATCCAACTTCTTTGCCATATACATTGAATATTGTATTCTGATTTAAATCATAAAACTCATCAATAATCTCAGAACCAACAGATATAAGATCTTGAGATATAGCACTGTTTGGATCAAAATGTGTTTTACTTAACTCATAGTGCTCTTTCATTTCAGAAAGAGACAATGGTTTTTTTGAAGAAATAGTATTTTCTAATACTTCATGAACAATGTTTCCCAAAACTGCTGGAGAATTAAACCTTCTGGGCTCTTTCTTAATATAAGAATAAAAATATTTTGTAGCACACATCTCATATGTATCTATCTTTGAATAACTGAACTCACTCAAGGATAGTTTTTGAAAATCGTTTATGTCAGTTATGTTTTTTATTCTTATCGACATTAA